ACTCTGGAGAACGAAGGAGTGCTACAAGAGACAAATCTATGTTGGAGATGAACACCTGCGCTTGCAGGAGCAGCACATCTCCGAGCTTGAGGAAGAGAATGGGCGACTCAAGCAGCGCATCAAGCGGTTGGAAGAGGCGGGAAATGCGATGTTCCCATGGTCGGAGCGTGTAGGTCAGGAGTTCTGGCTCAAAGCCAAGGAGGCCAAGCTGTGAAACAAGAAGACGCAATGCCGTACTTCCTGTGCATCCTGCTTGGCATAATCATCGGAGGATTATTCGGAGGAGGCACCGGAGTGAGTCAAATGAAGCAAGAAGCCGTACGAGAAGGCCATGCCGAATGGGTATCCGATCAGAATGGTAAACCACAATTCAAATGGAAGGAGTGCAAATGAGCGAACCAAGCTACTTTTCAACCAACAGCCACCCGATATCCAACCCAACGACGCAGATCATGCGGGTCGATCTGGATGGTGGATTCACGGTCAATGAATCCATACCCGCTACTGATGCAGCCAAAGAAGTGCTTCGGATTATGAAGGAGCAATGGTTTGCCGACCCACAGGCCACAAAGATCCGAGAGCTTCAATCCGATGTGAACGAGCTGAAGGAGCTGGTCGAGTACCTGCAAGATCGGATCAAGCTACTCAAGAGTACTGGTGACGAGCTGCTTGAGTGGCTGAAGGACGGTGCTATTTCCGACTCAAACTATCGGTTGCTGGCCAACGCATGGCAGCGAGCAAAGGAGAACAAGCCATGAGTGAATCCGAAAAGACAATTCAAGAGCAATGCTACGGCACTTGTTGGGGCGCACAGCAACGGATTGACGAGCTAACCCAGCAACTCAACGCAGCGAACGACCGCATCAAGCGGCTGGAGGAGGTGGGAGTTGAACTTCGCGAGTGTGCAAGCTGGGTGGGACATTCTTGCTGTCAGTATGCGGATCAAATCCTTCGCGCCAAAGCTGCAATTGAAGCATGGGACAAGGAGGCCAAGCCGTGAGAGAGCAACTCCCCTACATGACCGACGAGCAGTTCAACCAAGTCGCGTTCGTCTACCGAAGCAAAGAGGACGGCATCCGAGTGGTTGGACTGCTGGAGGCAAAGAACTACGAGGACAAGACCAAGTATCAGCACCTCGCAACGCTCGATTCGTTCCGATGGATTGAGTGCTTGCTGAGGAGAACTCCGAGAGAACGGAACAGGCAGATTAAGGGGATATTGGAGCCATGAGCGATACCCCACGCACCGATGCCTACGTCGAATTCTGGCTCAAGGATCGACTCGCGCTCTGGCCCGACTTCGCTCGCAACCTGGAGCGTGAGATCAACCAACTGAAAAATGAGTACACTAGCAAGATTCGGATTGACCAAGGAGTCGATGCAGAAGATGGTCGGGACCGTCACGCCGTTCAAAGACCCGAATCCACGGATCGAGAGGCGGTGGTTCGCAATCCCCGACGAGATCAAGACCGCCATCCTCAAGGAGCATCCAACATACACGCTTCGTGAGTTGGCCAACAAATATAAGATCTCAATCTCATGCGTATGGTACATCCGCAAGAACAGCCAAACCAAAACCAAAACCAAGAAACGATAGAGGAACTACAACGATGGAAACAGTTATGTCACGAGTTAGCCGCTTGCTTGGGCTGCGGCTGCACAGTTCAAACCGGACTGTGCATTCAGTGCCACAAAGCGAGCAAACGATACCGAGCAATCCAACTCCCGCTCCGGTAATCACAGCACCCAAAAAGAAGAAACATACACCACGAGTGAAACTCACAGAATCAATCGAGAAGGTCACACAACTCCGTAAGCAAGGTCTCACCTACCAAGCCATCGGAGATACCCTCAAGATGTCCAAGCAGCGCGTTCATCAGGTGATGTCAGCTCACAAGAGGCTTGAGGCATCCAAGGACCTGTGGACCCACGGTCTCAGCGTTCGCAATACCAAGCTGATGACTCAGCTCAAGATCAACAATCCCGTGACCCTGATCACCATGATCAAGTCCGGTGACGTTCGACCGTTCAAGTACAAGAACTTCGGGCTGCAATCATACCACGATCTCTGCGCGTGGGCCGGGATTCCTCCTATCGAATTCCGCAAAATCAAAACCTGTCCGCACTGCAACAAGCTGATATGAGCAGGCATTCGTTTCCACTAGTGGAATCGATCAAGGTGGTCCGTCTCTCCGAGGGGCGGACCATCCGCGTTTTAAGGGATCGAACCAAAGACAATCTCAAGGTCATTCACGGCGATGGAGACATCCACCTCACCTGCGTAGCACAAGCCCATGACCCCATCGAGATGATCAAGACACTGGCCAAGCTGGAAGACGTTCGATCCGTAGAACTGGTTGATTCAAAAGGCAATGGAATCGTAATCCACAAACAAAAATGAAGTCCTCAACACACGACCTAGTCAACGCACTCAACATCATCTCAGCCGAACTCGACACCCCAGATGGAATCCCCAATGCGCTCTGTGCCGAAGCATCCAGCCGTCTCCTTGAGCTGGTCCAGCTCACGAGCGACCTCACAGCGCACATCATCTCCAATCCTGTGCATCACGGTCGATGTAACGCCAAGACCAAGGGGAACTACTGCAATTGTATCTTGGCACGCCTCATCACCCCATGAAGACACCACGACAAGAGCAACCCTGGTACGAATCCCGCCTGCTAAATAACAAGAAGCCTAGCCCCATCACCGATGAGGAACGCACCATCATCACCGATGAGAACCGCCGGCTCATCGAACAGTCAGCCAAGATAATCGAGTGGGGCATCGCTAAAGGCTGGATAGCTTACCCCGAACCAATAGAACGTCGCATATGGAAATTACCGCAGCTCAATCAACCTCCCGGTTCGTCAATCGATTCAATCCTAGAGTCGTAGTCACAGTTCTTCATGTTGGCCAGTATCGGCTCGCAGAACTCAGATCACCCGTCATCATCTACCAGAGAGATAACCAGATTTATGTTCGGCTCACCTCGGAATTCCACACCAAGTTCAAACCCTATGAAGAAAGCTAAGTCCAAGCCCTACGCCCCGAAGCCCAGCACCAAGAAGATAGGCACCTACTCCGCCAAGACCCAAGCCATCAAACGACTGATGAAGATCGACAAGATGAAGTAGTCCCCAACGATCGGTCCCAAACAAACAACGACATGACACCGCACCAACGTGCGGCCCTTTGGCTTTCTAAGGTGCCGCCAGCCGTCTCCGGTCAGTCCGGACACTCAACTACCTATACCGCCGCCGTGGGCCTCGTACACGGTTTCCAGCTATCTGAGGCGGACTCTCTAGCCCTGCTCTCAAGCTGGAATCAATACTGCCAGCCACCTTGGTCCGATCGCGAACTCATCCACAAGATCCGCGAGGCCGCTTCCAAGTCTCACTCCAAGCCAGCCGGCCATCTCCTTCAGTCTGGATCCGCCCCTTCGACCGCTCCCTTCGATATCACCAAGGTCTCGTTCAAGCGACCGTCACCCCCCACACCAATCACTCCGCCAGATCCACAAGCCAGCGAGTTCAAGCGGTTCCTTCAAGCTGCCTTCGCTCCCACCGAAGTGGTCTGTATCTGCGACGCCGTCGAGGAGGGTAGGCCAGTCAGTGCTGGATCATTCATCACCATCGAGGAATGGATCGCCCGCTTCGATGATCCGGCATCCCGCATCCTGTCGCCCGAACGCGAGGGCATCTTCGTCCGCATCAATCCATTCAAGCCCAACCTCTACAGCGGCTCCGACAACGACATCAGCGCGTACCGCCATGTCCTAGTCGAGTTCGATGACAAGCCTAAGCCCGAGCAGGAGAAGCTCTTCCGAGATTCTGGCCTACCCATCACCGTCCTCATCGACAGCGGCGGTAAGTCCATCCATGCCTGGGTCCGCGTAGATGCTCCCAACCGCAAGGAATGGGACGCCCGCCGGGATCTCATCTACTCGCTCATCCCCGGGGTGGATGCCAAGAACAAGAACCCATCGCGCTACTCCCGGCTCCCCGGCGCATGGCGTAGTCCCACCTCACAACAGAAGCTGTTGGCCACCAACCTGGGTGCCGCATCCTGGGAGGACTGGCTCACCGCCCGCGAGACCGATGAGGATCAGTCCACCATCGTCACGGTCAAAGACCTCCTCGACTTCGATCCTGAGAAAGATCCAGACAACCTGATCGGCAATCGATGGATCACTCGCGGCTCTTCCATGATCATCAGCGGGGGCACCGGAATCGGGAAGTCATCACTGATGATGCAGATCATCGTCCGGTGGTGCCTCGGTCTCGACTTCTTTGCCATCAAGCCGGTGAAGCCACTGAAGATCGGAGTCATCCAAGCCGAGAACGACAAGGGCGATCTCGCGGAAGCGTTCCGAGGGGTGATCCACAAACGGTTCAGCCTCGATCAGATGAACCAGCTCCAGAAGAATCTAGAGTTCCGCACCGAGACCATACGAACCGGTGAAGCGTTCCTCGCCTACGCCCGCCGCTTCATCCACAAGTCCAAGCTGGATCTCATCGTGGCCGATCCCCTGTTCTCCTACTTCGGGGGAGATCTGAGCGATCAGTCCGAGGTCAGCGTGTTCCTTCGCAACAAGCTCCAGCCCATCCTCCACGAGACCAAGGTCGCATGGATCTGGATGCACCATGTCTCCAAGCCTCAGCGTAAGGAGAACGGGGAACCGCTCACCACGATGGAACTGGCCCACTCAGGGTTCGGTTCCTCCGAACTTGCCAACTGGGCGCGGGAGATAGCCGTTCTCCATGAAGTAGGCCAATTCAAGCCTAGAAGGTTCCAGCTAGCCTTCTGCAAGCGGGGAGGGAGGATCGGACTCCCATCACCCATTCTGAATCTTCAACACTCAGCCACCGGCATTCAGTGGGAGGAATGCAACACCCTCGCGTTCACTGGGGCTGAGCTGAAGGAGAAGAAGCCGTATCGCCCTCAGCGAGGGCGGCGCGCATAGACCTGAACCATTCATCCTCCTCGATCTTAGCACGGGCCTTCTGCATAGCCTTGCGGCATTCGGAGGCCCTTTTCTCTGCCTCCGCGACCTCGGGATCAATGACGGGTTCCGGTTCCGGTTCCGGTTCCTCATCCCCACCGCGCTTGCTCGAACGCTTCCTTTCGAGTTGGCCAAGGAGTCGTTCATGCTTCTTCACCGAGGTCTTCAGGTACGCAACATCACGCTTCAGGTCATTGACCATTCTCAAGAGCAATGCCACCCGATCCTCATCCTCCGGTGGAACCCAATCACACCCGCGCCACTGCCTATGAACCATGTCATAAACTATGACCTGGGACTTCTTGTTCCTCATGGAATTGAAAGCCCGGATCGCCCGGCCCAACTCACAGGCAAGATTCTGCCGTATGTAGGCCAGTACCTCGGACTTGTCCGGGTCGGCATCGTGGCGTTGCGGGGGCATCAGTCGGAACATCGACCGAAGCGTGGAACCATTGTCCAGATAACTCATAGCAAGAACAGAATGCATCGTGTACGGCAAACCGTCAATGTAAAGGAATGTTGATTTTGCAGCACACCCCAAGAAGTTAGCATCCCCCCTGCTACTCTCCCTAGAGGGAGACTTACACTCCCTCTACTAGGGAGTTAAAAACCGCAAACGCCGCAACGCTATGGGGGACTTACGCCCCCCGCTGCGGCTGCGGTTTTTCTGAACCCTCCTACTGATTGCGAAGTATCAGGTTGGTGGTGGATGGAGGATGTGGATTGCTGGAGCGGAAATGGCCCTAGGAGCGCGTTTGATGGCGAAATGGACTGTTGATGCGAAATGGGGGGTATCGACCGCTTGGAAACGAAAAGCCCCGGATGGGGGTCCGGGGTCGCTTGGGAGGGGTGGGATGGAAGGGGATGATTGGCCTACTCTTTGGGATCGCAATTCGCCTTCGCAATGAGTGAACGGAATTCGTCCACGAAGTCAGGAGCTGGATACCCATCGTGAAGATAGATGTCTTCGATATGCTCAATCGCTGTCTTCAACGCAGCGAGCAACTCAGGCGCAGAGGCGATTAGGTAGGCGTTGGCCATCGGCTCATCCATGTGAGGCGCGAACGGAATGACATTCAGCTTCGCAAGAACAAGCGGACCTTGTTCGTGATTCAGCGAATCATAGCTTCCATCGACGATTTCAATGGTCGAGCGTTTCGAGTCGAAGCGGTCTTCCGCGTAGTTCACAAGCCAAGGGCCGGGGGTATGTTGCAGTTTCATTGGCCCACCTCATCACCAAGGAAGAAGTCCTCCTCCCGCTCGTTCATGGTAACCCCGTCCGCCCATGTCAGGCCGGTCAGGGATTCGTTGTAGTCGAAGCGGATCAGGAACTCCCCGATCTTCGGAGCATGGATCACCCGATACCCAGCGTTCTTCCAATGCACCGTGCGCCCAGCGAGGACCGCTTCCTTGATCTCTTGTAACGTCATAGTTGTTCGTTGTTGCACCACCGCTCCATGCGGCGATGGACCCAACCTACCGCACCATCATCAGGTGGTCAAGAGGGAAAATACCGAACCATGAAGAATTGTGTGAACCGGGTTCGTACCAATGTTTACGGGGGTCAAACGCGAAATAGGACGGGGAGGAGCAGGAATTGTCCGGTTTCCAAATCCCGATTTCCGATTCCCGAATTCCGAATTCCGTATGGCATATGGCATTTCTGGAATACCGCACCATAAGGTTGGGGATCGCGGGGGCGCGGGCGGGCGGATCCGCGGGCGGGTGTAACGGGGTGGGACATGGGATGTCGTACCCTGGGGTGCTATGCAAATAGCGGGGTCGGACATTGGGTGTCCTAGGGGGGGGGCAAACGAAGACCAGGGGAACCTTATTCACATTGGAAGTGGCCTACTCTAAATTGGTTGCAGTGGCGGTTGATTGTCACAAAACGGGGGCAGGGGGCAGGCTGACAGACTGGCAATGGACGGGGCTTGGGGCATGGCCCCGTGGTGAAGCGGAAAAGGGGCAAGGTGCGGTTTTGATTTGACGACAGAGTGGAGACAGCAAACGGGGCAAAGAAAAGGCCCCTTGGGGCTTCCAAGGGGCTTGCAACTGTCGGGGCTTGTCAGGGCTTGCTATGGTTTACCATTGCCAGCCAGTGCCGACAGAATCAACAGCAACGTAAACAGAACACATAACGCTAAATATCCCAACACTCTCAGCAAGGGCTTCATGGCAGAACGAAGGGGCTGGCCGTTGCTGCTGGCTTGTCTGTTGGTTGATAGTCTGGGAATGAGTCTGTTTCATTCATGGGCCATGAATCGCGCTTGTATGTAATGGGCTTGCGTTCTTTCTGTTCTGTCAGTGGCCCCATGGACTTGAACCAATCAGCAGACTTAAATGCGGAACCGAAACCTTCCCAATTCCTGACAGACAACAAACGGGGCTTTTTTGCTTTGATCGCAAAACGACAGACAGTGTTTGGACGCATAGACAGGGGCTTGGTTGCACTGGCAGATAAGGTTTTGGCAATGGTTTCTAAATCATGGTGTTCTGTAGACCACATGTGTGCGCCACTGTTGTTTGAACAGTAGGACAGTTTGCCACTGCCGCATTTAGCCACTGTCAGTGTTTTGCGATTCGCGTCAATAATACCAAATACACCATAGCCACTCCAATTGGCCTTGGTGTTATCGAATGGGGCTTTCATGGTGTTGAACCAATTTAGAAACTGTTCACTGTCACAATGGTTTTCCGCTGTTGGTTCTGGCCCTTTGCCTATCCAAGACAAAACACCATTGTGTGACAACGAAAGCCCCTTGCTAACAAACGGGTGTACATTGGCTAGCATAACACGGGATGTCGCTGTTCTGCCGTGACAGACTATGGCAGCGGTATTCGTTGTTATTGAACCAGTTTCAACCCTGTTGCAATCAATCCACTCTGGCAGCGTAACATTGAAGCCCGGGTAGTTTTGAGGCTCTAAATAGTGGCCTGTTGCAACAGTGCCCGTTGAACCGTAGACAGTGAAACCGAAACCGTCCTTTTGTGTTTTGCTGAATAGTGAAGCTGCCTTGTCTATTAACTTGGTTGTTTGAGCTTTGGTGAAGTTGCCAGTGGCAATAAAGAGTTTGCACATAGTGTTTCGTTTTTCTGTTTTTGTTATTATTCGTTTTGAGAGACGGCACTAGAGACACGTTCATCGACAGGCCCTAGGTCGCCATGCAAACGTTCCTGCCGCAACACGCACCAACTGGCCAGCCATTGGGGCAGTATAGCGATAAATTGGTCCCAATTACGGGGCATGCTGTTTTGTTTTACACTGGCCCATCTAGTTAAATATTGACAGAGTAATGACCACGATTCTATTTTAATCACATTGGTTGAGCCAGCCTGCATGCGCCATTCAATAGTACCATGTTCAGATACACTGTCGTAATTTAAGGCAGAGTACCTATTGCCAGTACTGTTGGTTCTGTATGTGTCACTGCCTCTCCTGTTGTTAGTCCATTTGCAATACTGGGAACGTAAACGTGATTTAGGTACTAATCTTTTTAGAATAGGGTACAATTGACAGAGTCTGTCGTATGTTTCCCAAACACTACATAGTGTTTCTGTTGAAACTGTTGGTAAATGTCTAATGTCTACATGTACATGCAAACCGCAACGTTGGTTCACTGTTGCGCCTTCCAATAATGGCTTTAGTGACAGAATGCCGTTTATACGTCCGTTCTGACCAACCCATGTTAGTCGTCTCAATTCAATACCGCCCTGATCTAATGAGCCGTCGTGGCAGTAATTACTTAGATTGGTTTTGCCGGTTCCTAGTCTATAATCACGCATGGGGTAGTGTTCTATTTCAACTCCTAAGAGAGAACCTAATGGCATTAGATCTTTCGCCTTTTCAATGTCAGAAAGTTTTTTCTTTTCTTGCTTTTTTGCTTTCCTAGTGTCTCTGATGTAATCTACAATAGGGTAGGTGCTAATGCTGGAAGGGAAGGCGGTACCGCTTTTCAATAGTTGGGCCAGTAATGTGTGTTTTGCTGGTATTGGAAAACCATGAACAGGTGAAATAGACAATGTGTCTATATTATACGGATTAGTTAAACCATTCTCAGATATCGTGTTTATAGAGATACGGTTGGAGTAAATATATTTGCGGGATTTATGGGCGTATCCAGCAGAAGTGAACATGCAGACTAGGTTCACATTGCACCCCCAAGGATAGCGTCGACAAGGAGCCAAATTATGGTCCCGATGACAGTTGCGGTTAGTACCAGCAGCACGAATGCCTGCCAGAGTCTGTTGAGTTTTCGTTGCATGATGTTCTGTTGTTTTCCTACGGTTTTCGCAGGGTTTCGACGGTTTACCATGGTTCTCTACGGTTCACGACACTTTTTCGATTTATGTGGTGAAGTGGCCTTTTTCAGGGGTGAAATGCTGGCCATGGCAATGGGTAAGACAAAGCAAGTCCCAGGAGATAAGACAGTCAATGTCCTAGGGGAAAACCAGGAGAAAAAAAAAGTGGGAAGGCCACTAAAAGCGCTTTCTGCCGACACTACAAAAAAAGCGATTGAGGCCGCTCGTTTGGGAATCCCATTAGAACGCATAGCTATTGGTTGCGGTTTCTTCGATGGTGGTCAAGGTTGGCAATTGTACTTAGCAAGAAACCAGGAGTTTGCTAATGCAATCAAACAGGCTCAATTCGAAGGAGAACTAGAACTCACTAGCGTAGTGCGCCAATGTGGCAATGGCTGGCAAGGTTCCGCTTGGCTATTGGAAAGAACCCGTGGATATGTCGCCAGAGCGTCACTAGAACACACTGGTAAAGGTGGGAAGGAGCTATCAATTAGCGGTTCACTGCTGGGAGCCTTTGGGGGACAAGCTAAATAGGATAGCTATGGTGATAGCAATAGCAATAGTATTATTTAACTATATAATCCATTGCTCATATTTAAATACAATAGCGGTACTACAATAGTGGCTATTGTATTACAATAGACCACAGGGGGGGGACGACCCCAGGCGGGGGGTGGGGTCTACCTCATACCCCCCATCCCTAACCACCACAAATTTTATGAGTGTCAAGCAAATTAAGCGCAAGAAATCCCCTTCACTAGGTATGGGATCGCATATCCCTGCGTGGAAGCAGCGTAAGCTATTGGAGGAGGCACAGCATTTGGCCAACTTCCCTAAGATGATGTTGGGGCTTCGCGATGTGTACCCGTGGCAGGAGAAGGTGTTGGGGGCGTTGAACGAGAAGCATTCCAAGGTGGCGTTGAAGGCTGCGAATGGTTCTGGCAAGACGAGCATGGTAGCGGCGAGTGCGGTGGTCTGGCACATGCTCCGGTGGCCGGGGAGTCTTGTGGTGTGTACGGCTGGTGTGTACCGGCAGGTGGCTGATGCGTTGTGGCCGCACCTTCGGAAGATGATCAATGGGTTGGGTGGCGAGGAGAATGGGTTCTCGATCAAGGATGGCGAGATCCGCTATGTGTATCCGAAGAAGGTGGATGGGCAGGAGTTGGTGAGTAGGTGCATAGGGTTCAGTGCGAGTAATCCTGAGAAGGCGGAGGGCTGGCATGTGCAGGGTCCGAGCAATGATTTGCTGTATATTGTGGATGAGGCGAAGGCGGTGCCGGACGGGATATTCCAGTCGATGGAGCGGTGCCAGCCAACGCGGACGTTGTTGATGAGTAGCCCTGGTGGGAGCAGCGGCTATTTCTACGATGTGTTCCGGCGGAATGATGGGAAGTGGAATACGTTTACGGTGACCGCGTTTGATTGCCCGCATATACGGCAGGAGTGGATTAATGATCAGTTTGCGAGATGGGGCGAAGGTCATCCGCTGGTGCGGTCGATGATCTATGCGGAGTTCATGGAGGATGATGGGAGTCTGACGGCGGTGAAGACGATTGATTGGCAGAGGGTGGTTAGTGGCCCACCTAAGGAGGATAGCGAGGGCCAGCCGTTGACCGCGGGTTGTGATTTTAGTGCTGGCGGGGATGAGAGTGTGTTAGTGATACGACAGGGTAATACGGTTAAGAGCCTGATCCGGTGGAGGGACAAGGACACGATGGCCAGTGTGGGTAGGTTTGTGTCTGAGTTTAGGAAGTGGAATCTGAAGGCGGCGGATATCTATGCGGATGTGGGTGGCATGGGTGTTGTGATGTGTGACGCGTTACGGTCCGAGGGTTGGGATGTGAGGAGGGTGAACTTTGGGGAGCGGGCCATTCGAGATGATCAGTTTGTGAATCGGGCGGCGGAGATGTGGATTGAGTTCGGGCGGATGGTGGAGGAAGCAAAGGTGAATCTGGGGCCGGTGGGCACTGACGAGATTCTATTGCAGCAGTTTGTGAGTAGGAAGGTGCGGACCAATGGGAAGGGGAAGCTGACGCTGGAGGGGAAGGATGAGTTGCGATCGCGTGGGGTGAATAGCCCGGATCGAGCGGATGCAATGGTATTGGCCTTCTGCGGTGGTGGCGGGAAGCGGATGGATGAGTATCTGAAAGCGTTGGGTGAGGATGGAAGGAGCTTGCTTGAGCGGATGGAGGATGAGATAGGTCCGGTTGAGGAAACTGGGTCTGCGCTTGCTGGATGTGAGGTTGGGGGGTAGGAAAGGGGCATACATTTATGATGAGCGACAAACAGCGGGATTCGTTGCAGGGCCAGATTGTTGAGGCCGTTGGCCAGCGGAGTCCGTGGGAGATAAGGCAGACGCGGTGGTATGAGTTACGCCATCATGGATTGCGCCGTGCTAATAAGCCATGGCCGAAGGCTGCGGATCTGCATTGGCCGCTCATTGATACGGCGATCGAGAAGCTCAAGCCGTTGTTCCTCCAGCAGGCGTTAGGGATGGATGTAGTGGCCAGCTTCATTCCGATGCGCCAGCAGTTGAATGCGTATACGAAGGTGGCGGAGGATTGGTTCAATTATAAGATTCGGGAGAAGACCAACTTCACGGATGAGATCCTGAGTTGGGTGGATTACACGCTGATGAGCGGGCGCGGGGTGATGAAGTGTTTCTGGAACCCTGGTGATAAGCGGGTGGGGTTTGAGGCGGTGGACCCGATGTATTTCATTGTGCCGGCCTACACCGTGGATTTGCAGGATGCAGATTGGGCGGTGCATGTGATGCCGATGAGCGTCAATGCGTACAAACGGATGGCTGGGCAGTTCGGTTGGAAGGCCGATTCCAAGACGATTGAGAAGATTCGGGGCAATCCCAATAGTGATGACAATGTACCGGGAGCAGCGACCGAGGATGCGGCCAAGCAGCTCCGCGAGGGTATCACTTACACGACCAATACCGATGGGGTGATCGTGTGGGAGGTTTATCGGAAACGGGATGACGGGGTGTGGGAGGTTTATCTGTATAGCCCCGCGGCGGTGGATACGGATCTGCGGGATCCAATGGAGTTGCCATATGATCATGGCCAGCTTCCGTTCGTGGATTTCCCGTATGAGATCAAGGACAAGGGATGGTTCAGTCCCCGTGGCGTGTGCGAGATCCTAGCTCCGTTTGAGTTGAGCATGACCTCGATGTGGAACCACAAGCATGACGCGATGACCCTGTACAACCGCCCGCTATTCCGGGCGGAACGGGAGCTGCCGAACAGCATTAACCTGCGGTTCTCGCCCGGTCAGATCCTCCCTTACGGGGTGGCCCCGGTTCAGATGCCGCAGCCGCCGGTGAGTTTTGATCAGGAGCTGAACCAGACGCGGGCGGTGGCGGAGAACCGGATCGGAAGTCCGGATTACGCGATGGGCAGTACGATGAGCGGTGGCAGTGACCGGCGCACGGCGACCGAGATCCAGAGTATCAACGCTCAGTCGATGCAGAGCGGGGATCTTCGGGCAAGGCTGTTCCGTATGGCATTGGGCAAGATGTATCGTCAGGCTTGGGGACTTTATGTTCAGTATGATTCCAAGAGTTTACGATATCGATTTGCCGAGGACTCGCTGGATGCGGACCCGGTGGCATTGCACGATCAATATGAGCTGGAGCCGAAGGGCGGAATGGACATGGTGAGCCGTCAGATGATGGTTCAGCAGGCCATTAACCGTAAGCAATTGTTCCAGAACAGCCCTTGGGTGGATCAGGTGGAGTTGGATAAGAGCATCATGGAGCTGGATGACCCGTCTTTGATCAAGCGATTGCTGCGGGATCCAGGTCAGAAGCAGCAGGATGAGCTGGAGGACGAGACCAAGACGATCCCGACACTGCTGATCGGTATCCCGGTGCCGGCCAAACCGGGTCAGAACTTCGCGGGCCGCATTGGGGTGCTGATGCAGTACCTGAATGGGGCAATCCAGCAGGGTCAGCAGTTCAGTCCTGCCTCGAAGAATGCGTTTATGGTGCGTATCGACAGTCTGTTGCAGGGGTACGAGCAGGTGGCGACCAATGAGGCTCGGAAACTGCGGGCTGAGATCCAGAAGTTCCTGACAAGCAGCGGTTTGTTGCAGCAGCAGCAGCCTCAAATGCCAATGCCGGCTCCCGAACAGGGTCCGCAGATGGCCCCGCCACCAGTTCAATAAGCTATGACCTGCAAAGATTGTCGATATCGAGCCTCCGACAGAACTTGCCGTCGGTTTCCCCCCACCAGTAGACCAACTTGTTGGCCCACTGTCCTAGAATTTGATTGGTGCGGTGAATTTCACGCCATGACTACCATTGTTGAACCCCCTCAGCCAATTCCCACTGCGATTCCGGTCCCTCCTCCTTATGTAGCTACCAATTTGGAGCAGCTTGAGGAGGGTGTGGCACCGAAGATCAGGTTCCAGAAGGCTAAGAGGCCGGAGAACATCAAAGAGTTGCAGGATTCACCCCTATTCCAATCTTGATATGGCCGAGTACCAGGGAAAGAAGGTCTCGCTCGGCAAACCGTTCTATACGCCGGGCGAAACGAAGAAGCGGGCGGTGTACGTCCGCAATCCGAAGGGTACCGTGATCAGGGTTCGTTTCGGTGATCCTAATATGGAGATCAAGAAGGACGATCCCGAGCGGCGGAAGAACTTCCGAGCGAGGCATAACTGCGATACGGCAACAGACAAGACAACCCCTAGACATTGGTCATGTAAAATGTGGTGATTTATGAAAAAGAAATCGAAGTTCAGCAAACTGGCAACGCAACTCAAGAAGGAGGGCGCGGATGATCCCAAAGCTCTCGCGGCATACATCGGTCGCAAGAATCTCGGGGCCGCGGAGTTCATGCGCCGCGCCGCCGCTGGTAGGAAGAAGGCCAAATGATCAGCTTCATCGCCAAGCTCCGAGCAGCGTGGACGTTCACCCGGCATCAACGGTGGGTGGACCCGCTCCCATGGAGCAAACCAGACGCCATTACACTCAACAATTTTTTTAAGAGCGAGACCGGGAAAAAGTTCAAGGACGCTCTCCTGAATACTGTTCTTATGCAGAACGCTTCTGCTATAACGGACAGAAACCATTTGCAATATTCCTCTGGATTTGCAATGGGTCAGGCCAGTCTTGTGAAGGTCATCGAGATGATGGCC